GTCATATATGTTTATCCAACTGTTCATTTACACTCCGGGTTTCCAGCCCAATTAATTTGAGCAGCCAAACTGTTTTTAGGATTACATGGTTCATAAAAAGCGAACCCTATAGTAGCCAATACAGCTAATACGAATAGTAATTTTATCATTTCTTCTTCTCCCAACTTCTAGCCGGAATGTAAACTCCAACGAATCCACTATAAAATCCAAATAGATAGACGTTAAACGGAACAATCCCGAATCCCATTAATGAAACCATAATAAAACATCCAAATGAACATAATGGTCGCCAAGATTTAGATAACCAGTTTCCGTGTTCTTGTTCTGCAATGGCAATTTTGGAGTTTGCTTCTACTAATTGGGACTGAAAATCTAGAGTTCTTGTTGCAACTTTAGACTCAATTTCAGCTAACTTATTCTTTAATTCCGCCATCTTAGCTTTAGCTTCCGCTTTCTCTTCACCAGAGAAATGAACTTCATCTACTAGGTCAGCAGCAGGTTTAAATAAATCACCTATCCAACTAAACACACTCATACAAACTCCTATGACGGACGTATATGCCCGTTCCTAACTTACCTGTCACCCTACCAACTACAGTAGAGTAATATTAATCTGTCATTGATTTCTTCGCACCAATTATATATCCTGCGTAAATAAGATACGTCACTACAGTTCCATCCCTCATAAATGGGGCGTTGAACAGCATCAGGAATAATGTGAGATGCTGAAGAAATCTACTCATTCTGGCATCATTCCCATAGAAGACATTGCTTGCATCATAGCGATTTGTTCTATAGCATGAGCTACAGCTTCGGCTATCATTTCTGGGTCTTGACCTTTAATTAGGAATGTAGCAAATCTATCGTCAATTCTACATGGTGTCATTCATCATCCTTTTTAAGAGAATCCTTAACAATCTTTAAAGAGTGTACCACACCTTGTTTAACTTCGTCAAGGTCTTTTTGTAATTCTTCCTCAACTAAATTTTCTTCTAGATTACCTTCAGGATCAAGAAGTTGTTGAAGCATTTCTTCATTCCCTTCTCCCATTATGATAACTGTCGATCCAGCTCCAGCTTCTTGTAAAGATTCCAACTGGAATTTTAACGTTCTATTCTGGATTGCTAGATTTAACAACATCCCATCAGTTTCGCTAGTTATTGTTTTGTCCAGAATCGCTTCCTGAACAACTTGGGATAACGCAATTAAATGATTTGGGTTCTCAGCTTCTAGGATTTGACCAAATAGTTTTACCGTTAAAGTTAAATCCATTAGGCTACCTTCCTTGATATTACAGCTTCACCATCAGAATTCTCGTCCAGAATGTTTTTTAGGTGATCTGAGTAGTGGGCACATCTATGTACACGTTTTTTTTTCGTTAAGTATTCTGACAACAAATCATCCAAATGCATCAACATCTGAGTAATAACCATCTTTTCCATACCCGGTGCCACTTTGACCTCAGTATATTCCATATTGATAGGAACTGAGGGAATTCCCTTTGTGAAGAAAACTCCACCTATCTGTTGAATTGTTGAAGTAATTTCAGTATATAAGTCCATATTGTTTCCTTTTTAACAACTGAGAGTAAATATCTCACGGAGGATTAATGCATTTTTTAAAACAGTCAAATTTACCATTTCTAGTATTAGTTGTTTATTTAGCGAAAAGCTTCTTTATTCCACCAGAATTCTTCGACTATCTTGTTGTAGGTTCTTCATCCTTACTATTTGGATGGAAACTCTGGTTAGATCATATCAAAAAACCAGATATAAGTCAAGAGATTTATGACCTAGTTGAAAAATATAAAGAAGAAAACGAGAAATTGTCAGAAGATACACGGACAATCCTAAACGAAGAACTCATTAAATTCAACACTAAATTGTCAAATGTGAGTTTATCTGTAGGAAGCCGACCTAAAGACACAACACAACAAGGTACGCCTTTTGGGAAGTGGGGATAATATATGGAATTTGATGAAAACGTATTAGGTATGGAAAAAGAGCTAGAAATAAAAGCTCTCAGAACCCAAATAACCGACTTAGAAAAAGAAGTAACTAAATATAAGATATTGATGCAGGAAGCAGAAATTGAAGTTAATGGTGAAGGAATTACAGACGAGGAAATTATCTGCGTTCAGCAAATAGCCAAACTTCGAGCAGAAGCATCAGAAAGAGATTTATCTAAGGATGAAGTACAGAAATTTGACATTCTGCACAAGAACCTAAAATTGGCTCGTGGTGAGGATACCAGAGTTAAATCTAAATCTAGGGCAAGTAAAGCTACTGCCGCAGAATTAGAAGAAGCACTAAAAGGTTAGGATGACTACAAGAGATCAACAAATAAAAGCTAAAATCTCAAAGAAACAAGCCCTACGGGAATTGTGGAAAAGAGGTAATCTGGATTATAAACGCCATTCGGGTCAAGTCAGGATGAAGAAATACATTGATGAATCTGATAGTGATATAATCCCTATCCTAGCTTCTCGACGTATGGGGAAGTCATTTGAACTTCTGATTGAGGCGGTTGAGCTTTGTAATATAAAACCTAACGCAATTGTTAAATATATTTGCCCTCGACTTAAGATGGTAAAGACGATTGTTGGACCGAACATGAGAGCAATTCTGGAAGATTGTCCAGAAGATATGCGACCTACATGGAAAGAAAATGACAAGATTTGGCTATTCCCAAATGGAGCTGAGATTCAATTCGCAGGAACAGATAACGGAAGTCATGAAGGTTTACGTGGTGGTGCCGCAGATTTCTGTATTGTAGATGAAGCAGGGTTCTGTGACCATTTAGATTATGTTATTAAATCTATTCTTCGTCCGACTATTTTGACAACGGACGGAAAAATCGTTATGATTTCAACTCCATCAAAATCTTCAGATCATGAATTTATGAGGGATTATGTTGACAAAACAAACAACATCCTAGTATTAAATATCCACGATAATCCGATGCTTACAGCAGAAAAAATTGAGAGATTGAAACGTGATTATCCTGCTGGAGATAAAGACCCACAATATAGACGTGAGTATTTATGTGAAAGTGTAAGAGATCAAGACACTATCGTTGTTCCAGAATTTACTCCCGAACTAGAAAAAGAAATAGTAACTGAATGGGATCGTCCAGATCACTTCGACGCTTATACTTCTGGTGATATTGGATTTAAAGATTTATCTATATATCTATTTGCATATTGGGATTACATGAACGCAACTTTGGTTATTGAGGATGAACTGGTTATGAATGGAATGACCACCCAAACTCTTGCTGACGGAATCCGAGAAAAAGAACAATCGACCTTTCAGGATAAGTTTGGAGAACCTAAACATATCTATATGAGAGTTATGGATAACAACTTAATTGTTGCCAACGATTTATCTCGACTTCACAATTTACCATTTATCCCAACAGCTAAAGATAACAAAGACGCACAAATTAACCAACTTAGGATGATGATTGCAAATAAGCAAATCAGAATCAATCCTAGATGCAAACATCTTATATATCATCTCAGAAACGCAGAATGGAAAGCGACTAGTGGAACTATCCGAACTTTCGCCCATTTATCAGACTCTCCAGATTTCTCAATCAAGGGTGGTCATGCTGATGCTGTGGATGCTTTGATCTATCTTGTCCGTAATTTAGTACGTCACAAGAACCCATTTCCTAAAGATTGGGGAAAGCCGACAGGCGACCATTTATTCCAAACTCGGATAGCTAAAGCTGACGAATCAGGATTAATGGACACAATCAAGGCAATGTTGAACATGAAGTAGTTGAAATTACATAGAAGATATAGTATTTAACAACTAAATACAGGTTATTTTAATTAATTTACTATAAGGATATATATGTCGTCAGGTTATACACCAAATACGTCAATTGACACAGAAACTCAGTATTTTGCTGCAATGGACGCAAAAGATGCTGTAGCTACGTTAAAACAACGGGCTTCTGATTGGTATGATACTATGCTCACAAACAACTACTTGGATAAAGTTAGACGTTCGTGGTTGGCATACTATGGTAACTTTTACGGTGACTTAGGTGGTGGACACACTATTACCTTTGGTGGAGAACAAGGTGAAATTGCACAAATTGGGGTAAATCACTATCAGAACATTGCCAAGCATATACATGTTATGGTTACAGCGAACCGTCCTGCATTTCAGGCAAGAGCTACAAATTCTGATGCTAAGTCCTTAATCCAAGCTACATTAGCAAATCAATTATTAGAATATTACATGAGAGAAAAGAAGCTTGACAAGTCTTTAAAAGATGCAGTTGAGCAAGCTGTTGTTTTAGGTTCCGGCTATATCAAAATGGAATGGAACTCTGAACTAGGCGAAGAATACGATGTTGACGACGAAGGTGAACCTTTACGTCAAGGTGATGTTGTTATCACGAACCTCTCAACATACGATATAGTATTTGACAGTTCAAAAGAAACTACAGATATGGATTGGGTAATCACTAGAACTTGGAAGAACAAGTTTGATATTGCCGCTAAATATCCAGAATTCGCAGACGATATTAACGGGTTGGCTACAAAAGATTCAATGTCTAAATATAGACTTGTTGGTGCTATGTATGATAAAACTACAGACGTTCCTGTTTATGAATTTTATCACAAGCCTACAGAATCAATGCCGGAAGGTAGATACCTCATGTATCTTGATGACGATACTGTTTTGGTTGACGTTCCTCTTCCTTATAGGAACCTACCAGTTTATAGAATTTCCCCTGCCGATATTATGGGAACGCCTTTTGGGTACACGACAATGTTTGATTTACTGCCTCTTCAGGATGCTCTAAATACATTACATTCAATTATCCTAACAAATCAAAATGCGTTTGGGATTCAGAACATACTTATTCCAGAAACTTCTAATATTCATTATGAGCAGTTATCTGGGGCACTAAATGCGATTAGTTATAATCCTATGCCAAATGTTCCGGGTGGCGGAAAACCAGAAGCTCTACAATTGACTTCTACTCCAGCGGAAATATTTAGTCATTTAGAAAAACTCGAAAGAGATATGGAAACAATTTCAGGGGTTAACTCTGTAGCTAGAGGGAATCCAGAAGCTTCATTGAAGTCTGGTAACGCACTGGCTCTAGTTCAATCTCAAGCTTTACAATTCATCTCAGGATTACAACAACAATATGTTCAGTTAATTGAAGATGTTGGAATTGGACTAATCCACATGCTTCAGGATTTTGCTGACTCAGAGAGAATGGTAACAATTGTTGGAAAGAACAATAGAACAGAAATGAAAGAATTCAACGGTGACGATCTTAATTTAGTAAGTCGTGTACATGTTGATGTAGGAAATCCTCTGGCTCAAACAACTGCCGGACGAGTTCAAATGGCAGAACAAATGCTACAAATGTTTGGTGATAAAATGTCTCCACAACAATATATTAGTGTTATGAATACTGGTAAGCTTGACGCAATGACTGCTGGAATCCATGACCAAAACGTTTTAATTAGTACGGAAGGTGAACATCTAGCTTCTGGTGAAGTTCCTGTTGTGGCAATCTTTACAGATGACCACGCACAACATATCCAAGAACATAGAAACGTTCTATCTGATTCATTATTAAGACAAGACCCTGAACTCGTAAAAAGAGTTTCGGATCATATACAAGAACACATTACATTATTACGTGAAACTGACGCAGATACATTAGTAATGCTACAACAGCAACCACTTGGTCCTGCTGCTGGTAGTGCCCTGTCGCCAGAGAACGCACCCCAAGGAGGGGCAAATCAAGAAGGTATGGGTGGTCCACAAGCTCAACCTAGTAACGAAGCTGCTGCACAATTTGGTGCCCAAGGTGGTCAAATGCCAAGTCCGGCATTACCAGCTCAGAGTCCAGATGGCGGTCCAGTGTTACCTACAGAAATGCCACTAGGGGGGTAAATGTCAGACATTAAAAGTTTAGCGAGAATGGCAGCGGAAAATGCCTACAAAAAGAAACACGATCCGAAAGGTGAAGGTCAAAGTAATACAATTATTCGTTCTTTATTTGAACGTTTAGCAAACGCTGACACTGATGAAGAGAAAGCGAAAATCCAAAAGCGACTAGATATAGCTCGTGAAATGTTAGATAGATAGGAGATAGAAATGGGACCGGATACAAGTAACTACAAAAAAAACAACAAAGCTTACCAAGATAGTAAAAAGAAGAAAAAGAAAAAAGCTTGGTATGATTTTAGTAGTGACGACAAAAAAGAAGATAAACTAATCATTAATAAAAACAGGAAAAAGGCTGCTGCGGCAGGTTATGATCCGTCAGGTAGTTATAACGCTGATGGCGGAGTCGTTGACGACAAAGAGAAAAAAAGAATAGCGAGAATGAAAGCTTTAAAGGCTTTAGGAAACGCATAGACATTTAACAACTCAATAACAGTCGTACCTCAATTCCGAGATCGACATTTCAGTCATACCCCTTTTGGGATTGTACGGAGTAATATATGAGCGAAGCAGTAGAAGCGGCAGTAGAAGCCGCACCAGAAGCCGCACCTGCGGTAGAATCAGAAGCGATAGGATCAGAAGCAATAGCTGATTCCGGTCTTAATCAAGTTAGCGAAGAAGCATCTGAAGCAATTG